GCTTAGATTAGGTTGGCCACGAATACTGCGTGGCTTTGTTGCCGATATGGATCTCGGCATATTCGCCGGTTGTGCCGATAGCAGTTCCAGTAACGCGCATCATTACTGCCTGCCCACCCGCCAGGCGGATACCACCTTGCACTTGGTACATAACGCTAGCTGCCTTGATGCGCAGGCCGTATGGGGTGGACAGCGAGGGGGCATTCACGCTGGAGAGGGATACGATGTCCAGATTATTGACCCATGGAGTGGCGACCCACTGTGTGCCAGTAGTGCTGCCTGTCAAGATAGCGCGGTAGAGTTGCGGATCGCGCCATTTGAGAACCATGTCCACCGTGAACTGGCGTCCAACGATAGTCACATCTTCGAGATACGGGCTCCCAAAGATTTTTTCTTGCCGGACATCAAGAGGGGCATTTTGCAGAGTTGCTGTTGCTTGGACCACAGGAAGAGCAGTGGCACTGAAAGCAGGTACTTTCAGGTAGCTGCCAACTACAGACCCAATAGGGATCGAGTCGTAGTCCTCGAACTCCGTGTTCTCGTAAGTGGTATTCCAGGTCGGATCGGTTTCAAAGTTGGTGCCTCCGGTAATGCCGAGGGCATCTACGCGGGTATTGATCAAACCATCGTTCGGAAGTGCCATGGTGAGGGCGACGATTTTAGTGTCCTTGAAAGTTTCGCCGAGCGAGTTTGCCGCAACACCACCACCGGGAACATATTTGCGGAAAGTAATCCAGGGAACGTATCCTGCATCAGCAGCAAACTTGAACTGGTGGTCATACATGCCAGTTACGGTATTTCCAAGAACGTCTTTGTTTGCAGTGCTGGCTACAGCGCCGAAGGCACCATAAAGCAACCAGCCGAGAGAGTCCTCTAAGCGTGGATTGATTAATGCGCCACCAGTGGCCATAACACCAGCACGGTAGGGGATAGTTGGTACGGGTAGGCCGCCTACTTCTGGCGGACCCGTGCGATCATCGGAGACGGTAGCCAGGTCGATGTCGCTTGCACGATGTTTCCAGTAATCGGATGCTAGCGTACCTTTTGCCACTTGAGGGCCGAAAGAGAAAACGCCAGCTTGAGCAGTGATAGCCATACAGGCCTCCTAAGTTTATGGTCTCCAAGTAAGGACGCGCCAGAGAAGTTTTCCGCGCCAGATGTATTTGTCTTTACCACCGGCTTCAAACATGCTATTCCCTTCCACGTAGATTGGGGGAACAACACCTTCTCCGAAATCGTCCACGAGATTGCTTACGTTGACTTCCTCAACGCTCTGTAACAATCTTCCATAAAAGTCATAGGCATATTGCATGGCCGTTTCTTCGGGGTAGTTCTGCCTTACAAAAAAGGCCTGAAAGTTGATAGTGCCTCTTCGGAACCAGTAACAACCTCCACCGATTTCTCCGATCGGGATATTGCGCAGTGGGAAGTTTGTGACTTCCGGATTGTTTACTCTGGCATCAAGGTACTGAGGATCTTCGTAATCGCCACCAGAGATTGAGACGGAAACATTTTTCTCGATCGGATTTTCCTGGAAGCGTCCTATCTTTACGAGGGTCACTCGCGTAGGATTGGTTTCTGGCACCTCATCGATAAGTTTTTGCTCAAGGTGAGCCTTGATTGCCAGTAAGACCATTGGTACGACATGAGTAGGAATACCATCATTGGGAGACATTATTTTGCCGCCTTTTGGTGTTTCGGATGCCGACTCATTTCGAGCTTGAATAGATCCAGTAGATAAAGAGCCGTTCTTTGTATTGGGTTGTGCTCTGGCGTCCCGCTGTCAATTCTGGTGTTGAATTGTCGCACTTCTGCTGCACCGATGGCAGCAGGTAGCAATGCGTAAGCGGCGCTGTAGAGAGATATCCCTATTGTGGCGATTTCAGGTGGCTCCATATTCGCTGCTTCTTCTGTATTTACTGTTGGCTTCGCCCATCGGGCCAGATAGTACAGAGTGTATTCCGCGCCGGAGCTGATTGGGTTAGAAAGGCTCAAATATCCATTTGGATATTCTATCCAGTCATTTGCATTGTTCGATCTTTCGCCAAGAAACTGGCCGGTAGTTAGATAGGCTTTTGGAAGAGCTTCGCCCTCTTCGGATAGCAATGCTTCGGCGTCGTAGTAATCGCTTGGTAGAGCGAATGATACGGCTGTTCCATCACCAGTAAGTGTATGCTTTGATGTTTTTGGCATCCAGGGCAAGATGGCATCGAAGGCATTACTGATAGCATCTATAAGTAATGCATCTGAATATCCAGATCCCTCCGGATCGCCAAGCAGGCGAAGCAGTCTTGAGCGAAGCTCTCCCAGTGTAGCCATGTTACTGAACTACCTTTGCGCCTTTCGTGCGGGTAGTACCGGCGCTAAACACGACTTCGAACACTTCAGGAGCATAGGGCTGGTAACCCATGTACGAGTCCCAGGAGAAGCGCTGAACCATTTCAAAGTCGTCCACAGGTGCAGGGGAGTGTAAGCGAGGAGGAGCTGCAACGCCGGACACGATGCCATTGGGGCCACCGACGAAGATCGATGAGTGGATATTGCGGCCCTTGGTGATGTAGCCGTAGACGCCTGCACCCAGATCGGTTGCCATATCGATCATGATCGGCTGGTCCAGAACGAGGCGATCGGGAGTGGTTAGCTTGGCAACGACCCGGCGATTGTGCAAGGTGCCCTCGAACGGATTGACGCCATTAGTGACACCATAGCTTGCGGTGCGGGTTAGATGGATAGTGATCACATCGTTGACACTGATGTTAGAGAAGGCGCCGGTCGTAAAGGTGCCAGGGGTGATGTAGTTCACAATGCCAGATGTTTCTTGACCAACCTGCCAAACGCCATCCACTTTTGAGGTCGAAGGATCGGGAGCACCATCACCGGCGTGAATAGCTGCGCTGACAGGGGCTTGTGCGATTAGAGTACCGCAGTTCCAGAGCACCAGTTTTGGGGACTGAACAAAGCGGACGTTCTTGTAAGAACCAACTTCGTACTTGAGCAGATTTGCGAGGCCCTGGTACTGGTTGACCGCAACCCACTCGGAGCTGGCTTTTGCCTGAATGTCATAGATGACAGATGGAGATGTGTAGCAAACAATGCTGTTTGCCGCACCCGATTGACCGAGAGCACTGGCGACGCCACGCAGACTCATGCCGAGCCAGATATCCATCGCTGTATCGAGATCAAACAGATCGTCGGTTGCGATGTCGTCAAAGCTTGTAGCACCTGGGTACAAGGCGTACCCGGTATCCAGAGCGCCTTTGATGTAGGCATTGCGAGCCAGGAGGTCTTGAACATCGATCATGTGCTGACCGAGAGCGCCCTTCATGATACGGCGCAGGCCTTCTGTGCCGTTTTGTTTCCAGTAAGTCACCATATCGTCATAGACGGTATAGGCGACCTTCCCACCATACCGCGAGAAGGTGATCTCGCAGGCGCGGGAATCCAGATGGGAGGCTGGCATCCAAATCTGACGAACTGCCAGAGCAGTGTAGTCGGGATGTGGATCGAGCAATTGAGTCAAAACCATTTTGGTTGCGCGAACGTCGCCCAGGTTCTTGGTGAACTGGATCGTAGGGGTGAACAATGCGCGCTGCCGGTACATGGCGATCAAGTCCGGGTCGTACCAGGTGCGCTGGTTTTTATCAATGGCTTCCCATGGGTTGTCGGTGTAATAGGTGTCGAAATCACCCGTAGCCATAAGTTACCTCACTAAGTTTTGGAGTTTTGTATCTTTGCCCAGCGATCTCTTGCTTCGGCGAATTCCGCTTCTTTCCCGGGGATACCCGCGAGAGACGTGACAGTTCTCCAGAGTTGATCTTCTTCAGCGTCCGTAACCATTGCCTGCTTAGACTTTGGTTGAGCGGGAGATGCACCGGTCATAGTTTGCTTTACAGCAGCATTGACGGCGGCCTGAAGTTCCTCTTGGAGTTCTTTCGCCTTGCCGCGGAACTCGTCATCTGTTTGAGATTCTGGTATGAATTTGGATAGCTTTACGAGCGTAGGAAACTCGTCGATGATAATGGCTTGTCTCGCAAGCGAGGTCGCCATTCTATCGCGCTCGGCTTGAAGTGTTGTCAATTGTTTCTGCAGGTCATCTTTAGATCTTGCGAGATCATCACGCTGTGCTTGAGTGCCAGACGAAGATGCTCGCATTTCTTCAAGATCGGACGTAAGCTTATCAAGCTTTCCCTGCATATCTGCAATTGTGGCATCTTTCTTGGATGCGACTTTCTGTAAGCCCTTGTATCGGGCTTCCCAGTCGTCGCCGCCGGACGTTCCTCCTGATTGCTGGCCGGATACAGAGCCCGTAGCCGAAGTGTCGGTAGTCGCGGCTTGTTCGTCAGGATCAGTTGAATTTGGCATTTTGGAGCCTCCTATTTCTGAGTATGGACAGCATTAGTCTATGCTTCATGTCCATGGCCCTAGAAATAGGAGTTGGCGGGTGCATCTACTTGGAAGTCCC